TATGCCTACCATCTACCATCCTATACTTATTATTGAATGGATTGACAGCATTTTTTAAAACAATTCCTGGGTATGATGGATCAGCGGCATGATACTTTGATGGTCTAGTAGGAGGACAACAAAAACAATTAGCACCAGTGTTATGGGGGTGATGATGTTTTCCTTTCCAAGCAATATCGCATAGATCTATAGTCTCTAACCTAGAATCTGTAAGTAAATGAAGAATATCTCTTAAGTAAAGTCTGCATTCATAATGCTACTTACCATCGGATCTTGGAATCTCCCAGTTTCCCCACAGATTATCGTGTCGAGAAACATGATATTGTCTTTCTGAAATTTCAGACCATTCCATAAAAATTTTAGATAAAAAAAAGAAGGGTGTTAACCCTTCGTCTACAAGTTTACAAGTAACTCACTTACTGTAGGTACGACCACGATAACAGAATGTGCCGTGGGGTTCCTTTAATTCGACACAACGTGTAGTATACTCAACACCACGGTATGAAGTGTGTGTAATCTGTGCGTCGTGAAGAGCAGATACTTTATTGATCTGCTTTCTGATGATGTTTAGTGTGTTCATTTGTCAGTCTCCTGAAGTTAGGGTTTTTAATCCCCGTTCCTTCAGTCGTGTGCGTCCCAGAAACACTCAGGGGTAGATTCCTTTACGGTCTCTATCAACTCTACCTTAAAAGCATTTGAGATATTCTCATTTGCTTTCATCTTAAGCATGATTGTATCAGCTTGTTGGCAGGTGAGTGATGAATAGAATAATAGTTCTAACATGGGATGAACGGCTCCGTTCCGCGACTTACTTGCGTCCTCCTTGCGGGGGATGAACGTATGGTAATTATACCATACTTTATTTATGATCGCAAGTCAAGTTCCAGATAGATAAAATGCATCTCCTCTCGCATGACAGACTCTCTTGACCTGTGCGTCATAGATAGGAACTGTTCCAGCACCAGTGATTAAATTCTTAGCAAAGTCAAATGCTTCTTTAAATCTACCAAATTTATACACATCGTCATAAGTTTTAGCAGACATAAGAACACCATCCTTCCTCCATGTCTTCATCGTATGCCAGACAGTAGGTTCAGATAATTTACGATAGAAAATACACCAGTTACCAGTTTGATTTGCACTCATTTGCTTTTCTTGTTAGGATTTTGCCAGAGTTTAGGATTAGCTCTACCCTCTGTTTGTTTCATACTAATCACACTATGATACTTGTCCCAATAATGATCAAATATCTCTGATTGCTTGGCAGATATAACAATGTCATGTTGAACACCACCTTCAACACTATACTCAATAATGTAAGCGGTACATGGTAGTGATGTATCTTTTGCTAATTCAGGATCACAATTTTCATGAAGTAAATTCAAGAGCGACCTCCCCATTGAATCTGGGGATATGCTTCTTCAACACACTGCTTAGTAATCTTCCAACGTTTGCCTAGTTTCTTGTCCTTCATCAAACATAATACCTCTGCTTCTCCATGATGAAGACCTTCGAGGAGTTGAATGAACAAGGTTTCACGACGACTTTGAGATACATTCGCTCCACCTTTAAAGAAGAGATAGAGTTTACGATACTCATGAACTAGTTTCGTATGCTCTGTATCTTCTGGTGCTTCATTCTTTTCATAGGGAACTTCACCTTCCGGAAGCATAGAAATAATGCTCTCATCAAAGTTGGCAATTAGAATTTGCCTGAGTGCTGGAGAGTTATGCTCCACCAAAAGTTTAATTTTTTGTGCCTTAGTCTTAGCGTTGCTTATTTTTTGCAGCACTTCATTCAGTAATAATTGCATGACCTAATTAATATCATAAGTGTATTTATTCTTCTTCAAGTTCCTCTTCATCTACAAAGCGAACTGATAGAAGTTCTTCGTTGATCCATTGACCGTCTCCATCTAACATTTCTGGGTGGATGTTATCTTCTTGCATACGATACATGTACTCATGGAGTTTTTCGTTTGCTGTCCACCCAGCAATCACACCTACACATAAAAATATAAAAGAAACAGTTGCTGAGAAATAAACTATGGTTGCTTGCGTCATTGGTTCAACTCCAATTTAAATTTGCTTGCTGTCCCACAAAAGTTCAAAGTTGAAATAGACTCTTCGCTTTAGTAGGGTAAAAAACCTAGTGATAGCGATACCTTTTGATGGGGGTTTCGCTTCTTCCTTTTCTGCCTTCGCCCCCCGAAGCATTAGTTCTATGCCTTTATTTATTTTAAGATCTTTCACTTTTTTGGTGCAGAGACTAATCCATTTTCCAATAAGAATTTAGCAGTCTCTACCAGACCACCAATTTCTTTTCCATCCATAATAACATAAGGAAAAGAACTTGCTTCGGGATAATCGACACGAAGTTCATCTCCGTTATTACACAACTGCTCATCATATTCAGTGATGTTCGCACGTTCAAAGAGTTGCTTTAACTTACTACAATAAGAACACCCTGGTGTAGAATAAACTTTAATCTTCATTGTACTTTTCCAATAACCCAAGACATCATACCATAAGGTGTGTCAGAAATCAAGGTCTGAGTTAGTTCTGCTACATCTGGTGGCACAACTAAACAGAATCCAATACCAAGATTGAATACATTACGCATCTCTTCCTCAGCAATGTCTCCTGCCTGCTGGATCTTAGTGAAGAGTTCTGGTCTCTCCCAAGCAGAATAGTCAACGTCAACTGTGAGACCCCTTGGAAGGCATCGTGGGAGGTTCTCAGGCAGTCCTCCACCTGTGATGTGTGCCATGCCTAGGATAGGAACTTCATCCAACAGGTGCTGGATCAGACGAGCATAGATGGTAGTTGGAACCAACAGCTCGGGCATCTCCTTATAGAAAATATAATTTCTCCACAGCATATCATTGACCAGTGTGTATCCATTACTATGAAGACCACTACTCTCAATACCTATGACTACATCACCTGCTCGGATGTTACTACCATCAACAATCTGATTCTTCTCTACAATACCAGTACAGAAACCAGCAAGGTCATAATCATGTGCCCTGAAATGCTCTGCTGTTTCTCCACCAATAAGTTCCATCCCCGCCATTGTACAACCAACATTAATCCCATACACAATGTCACTCACATTAGCATCAAGTGTTTTGGCAGAGACATAATCTAAAAAATATAATGGTTTAGCACCAGAACATATAACGTCATTGACGCACATAGCAACGAGATCCTGACCAATAGTGGTGTAATCATCAGCAATCCTACAGATATTAATTTTAGTTCCGACACCATCAGCACCAGATACTAGCACAGGTTTCTCATATCCTGATGGGACCTCCATCATTCCACTGAAACCACCATCAATCTTAGGTGCCAATACCTTTAGATACTCTACGAAAGATCGACCTTTAATAATATCAACGCCAGCAGTTTTGTAGTCCATTAGTGAATTTCTCCTTTGATAATTTGTTCACGGTTCTTTAGTTTCCATACAATGTAGTCCATGGTAGGGACACACTGAGGATTCCATCCAGCAAAAGTTGAGTGTTCTCCACTTGGTATCTGCCAACAGGGGGAGTCATCGTTTTCAAGGTCTAGTGACTCACGGTATGCTTCATCACCTAGTAGGACAACTGCTCTCTCTGCCTGGTTTAAGCTAGTGAAACAAGAAAAACAATTCTTCTTAATCTCATCAGGGATTTCGTGTTTCATTGAATAGCAAGGGGTTGTAGTCTCTCAAGGATCTCACGATAAGCAGGGACAATATCACCTTCATCGTTTCTGAATAGATCCTTATCGAATCTTTCATCACCACCAATCTTCCACAATCTCATACTATCGGGACTGATCTCATCAGCAAGTAGCAACTCACCATGTGCAGTGTATCCATACTCAACTTTAAAATCAACCAGATCAATACCTAAGATGTAGAACAATGAACGGAGAATGTCATTGATACGTAGAGTCAAGTCAATAAAAGGTTCTGGATCGTATCCCATCAGACGCACACGATCTCTTGTCAACAGAGGATCATGCTTGTTATCATCCTTCAAGAAGAACTCAACAATAGGATGTGGTAGTGAGTAACCTTCTTGGAGAGTTGTCTCACGGACAATAGATCCAGCAGCACGGTTCCTACAAATAACTTCCAGTGGAACGATGTCTACTTTCCTACAGATCATCTTGTTAGCACCAACCATATTAATATAATGTGTTGGGATATGTTCTTTGGCAAGTTTCTCAAAGATAAGAGCAGAAATACTACAGCAGAGGGATCCCTTTCCTAAAGGATGATCAACCATCTCACCGTTGCCTGCTGTCACCTTATCATGATACTCAATGATGACACGATCAGCATCATCACCAGCGTATACAGTTTTGACCTTGCCTTCTACAATTACTTCCATAGAAATAGGGCGTTTAACTTTCATAGTATACAATAAAAAAGCACTCCCGTCAAGGAGTGCTGTGTCGGTTTAGGAGGTGGTCTGAATGGACAGTCTGGACATCCAGCACCACAACATCCTCTAGAAAGGTGCAGTGAAGTGCTTACCGATAACTTCGATACGTTCTTCTTCATGAGCAATGATATCTAGTTGTTCCTGAATAGCAGCAAGCACATCAGGGTGCTCACCAATACCAACAGGATTGTGTAG